GAAGCGGAATACGCATCATTCGTAGAATCTAAAGGGTATGATGTTTTAAGTGGTGCCGCTCTTCATGCGGAGAAACGATTAAAAGAAGAATTTGAAAAATGAAAAAGTACATTGGAACAAAACAGATTGAAGCTGAACCTATGAAAATGGGCGAAGCTGACGAAAAATGCTTGATTGCAGTAGGTGGAAAGCTAACAAAAGAAGAACGGTCTATAAATGGCTATCATGTGAAGTATGATAATGATATAGAATCATGGCTTCCTAAAGATGAGTTTGAGGAAACATATAAGTGCGCTGATACTTTCCTTGACCGTTTGCTTATTGAGCAGCAGGATTTAGCCGAAAAGTTTAGTAAGCTGTGTGCTTTTGTAGATACTCCCAAGTTTGAAGAAGTTGTAAAAAATGAACACCAACGTGATTTGCTTCTGCAACAGCGTGATTATATGGGCGAGTATTTGAACATTCTCAATCAACGTATCAAAGCATTGGGATGATAGTAACTACCGACATAGGAAACATTCTCTACCGGGATTGCAAGGCTTTCGGAATAAGCATAGTACCCAACGGGGAAACGCTGACGGGTGAATTGAAGTCCGAAAGGATTGTCATTCACACGAAGAAGCAACAGCCGGGGACTTATTGGAAGAAGTCTTTCGCAGAAGTGAATCTTTGTGTGCCCGATTTGAGCAAGAATGAAGCCAACTCTATCCGACTGAATGAGCTTGAAAGACAAGCTATGAAGATATTAAGGAGTACAGGTTCCTATAATGGTTCTTTTTATCGCTATTCTATCTATAATATAGGAACGGAAGCGGATACTGCTTTAAAGTGTCATTATGTGAATGTTAGTGTTTTGTTTGAAGTTTTAAATGTAAAATAATTATGGCAGAGAATAAAAAAATTGTGGTGGTAAACCTTCAGAAGCTGGAGGTTGCGCCGATCGGGGCTGGTGGTGCCGAAGGTTCTGTTTTTGAAGAAGTCCCGGTAGTTCATGAGGACACCTTCACTTATGAGGATGAAGATCCGGAGGTTAAGGATTACAAAGATGTAGCTGGAAATACCTATTATTCCTCTAAAAAGCCGGGTGCGGTTAAGATCAATGCTTCTATTGGTATGTATGATCTTGAGACTAAGGCTAAATTCCAAGGTGGTAAGTTTACGGCGGGGTCAGAGAGTAAGCCGGGCACATGGGAGCGTGCCGACCATGTAGAGAGTAAAGAGTTTACCGTCCGTGCCACAACTGAAGATGGTGTGAAAATTATTTTTCCTCGTGCCGGTGTTTCTGCTTCTGGTAAAGCGAATGAAAAGGCAATTGGCTTAGCCCTTGTTTTTACGGCGTTGAAACCAACCAAAGCCGGCGTTCCTATTGAGCGCTGGGAAGACGGGGAGGATACAACTTTGGGTGGATAAGTTAATGACGAGGGTGAGCAATCACCCTCTAATATTTAAACTATGAGTGAGGTTTCAAAAAACATATCAGAGTTACTTTCCGGTACTTATGGAAAAGCTATTGTTGTAGGGGGAACAGTATATGTAATCAAAGCTCCTTCTATCAAAGTGATAATGAGGGCTACCCAATATTTAAGTAAGGTCGATTTACCGGAAAATGGCACTGTGCGGGAATTAATGAAGGTCGCTCCTGTCAATTTGGAGAATATCGTCAAGGGACTTTCATTCTTGGTGGTTGGTGATGTCCCGAATTATCAAAAAAGAGCTGAAAGCCTCGAACGGCAGATGCTTTCAGGTTCTAAAGAAGAATTATTGCAAGCGTATTTTGTCGCTTTTGAGTTAATAACCGGACGTGATTTTTTCGTAGTCTGCCAGTTAGCGATGGAGCTGGCAAATCTGATAGTAAAACCCAAGTAGTAGGAGGCAATACCATCGTAGGAAGTATTACCTTATTCATGGAAAATTTGAACCTTTCTTACAGGGAGGTGTATGAGGATCTTCCTTATCTTCTTTTGCTCTTGATGAGTGCTGATAAACCGAGGGCTGTCTATGAGGACAAAGAGAAAACTGAAGTAAAAAAGATGTCGGGAAAGGATCTTATGAGACAAAAAAGAGGAGCATGATTCTATATTCACGACAATCTTTTCATTGTCATGTATCTATTCCCATAAAATTCTACTACTTTATTGGTCTGATGTACTTTTATCCAAAACATTGATGTATGCCTAAATTAGCGTTTCACATAGAAGCTGACTATCAAAAAGTCATTAAGTTACGGGAAGAGATAGATAAGTTAAAATCTACTATTGCCGGGATGGATAGTAATACTTCTCCGGCTACTTTCCGGGCAATGGAAGTTCAACTTGCTAAAAATACGAAAGAATTGGATTCTCTTGTCACTTCCGCAGTACGTGCAGGCAATGAAATAAACCAAGGTTTTAAAAAGAAAATATTCGATGCTTCGCAAGTTGTAAACGGATTATCAGAAAAAATTATCACTCAAAAAGCTGTTATTAAAGATGTAGAGACTGATGTAAAACGACTTGGAGAGGCCTATCGTATTGCATTGAAAAGAAATCCATTGTCCGCTAATGAGAAATTGGAAGAATACAACGCTGCACGCAAGGCCTTGGATGGAGAGAAAGCTGCTTTATTTGGATTAACGCAAGAACAGGCTAATGCACGACTATCGGTAAAAAAACTACGTGACGAGTATACTTTATATCGACAGGAGGGTATAGAGAATGTCGGTGTGACAAAGCAGATAGAACAAGCGATGTCTAATGTCGGCAAAAAATTATTGGGAGGATACTCCATTAAGGAGTTTCTGTCAAACATGGTTCGTGTTCGTGGCGAGTTTCAAGCAGTAGACACCGCTATTCAAACTTTGCTTGGAAGCAAAGAAAAGGCGGATGAACTTATGTCACAAGTCCGTGAATATGCAAAGATTTCTCCTCTTGAGTTTTCTGATGTAACCCAAGCTACGCAGATGATGTTAGGCTTTAATATCGAGGTCGAGAAAGTACCACGTTATTTACAGGCTATTGGCGATGTCTCTATGGGAGATACCCAAAGGTTTAACTCGCTTACGTTGGCTTTCTCTCAAATGTCGGCAGCAGGAAAGTTGATGGGGCAAGATCTTAATCAGATGATTAATGCCGGATTCAATCCGTTGCAAATCATGGCAGATAAGACCGGAAAATCTATTGCTGCGCTCAAAGATGAGATGTCTAAGGGGGCTATTTCCGCAGAAATGGTACAACAGGCGTTTATAGATGCTACTTCGGCAAGTGGTAAATTTTATAATATGTCCGAGAACGCTTCAAAAACTATCAACGGTCAGCTATCCATGATGCAAGATGCGATGGATTCAGTATTCAATGAATTGGGGCAGAAATCGGAGGGTGTCATAATTAAGGGTATCCAAACAACCACTTCGTTGATAGAAAACTATGAAACGATAGGTAAGGTATTGGCTGGGTTGGCTGCTACTTATGGAGTTTATCGGACTGCTTTGATAGCCAGTATTACATTAACTCGTAGTTGGGCTGTTGCCGCAAGGGTAGATGCGGCCGCAAAAGGAATCCAAACAATTATGACAAAAGCGCAGACTGTCGCTCAATTGGCTTTAAATGCGGCAATGAAAGCTAATCCTTATGTTTTACTTGCCACCATCGTAGCCAGTTTTACCGCTACTATGTGGGTTCTTCATGATAGTACAACCGCTGTCGAGAAAGCCCAAAAGCAACTTAATAAAGAACAAGAAGAAGCCGCGCACAGGAAACAGGAACTTACCTCTAAAACAGACAGTCTGATTTCAAAAATAAATAGTGAGACTGAATCTGTTTATTCGCAGGTTAAGGCATACAAAGAGCTGATAAAACTGTTTCCCGAACTTGGAAATGTGAGTCTCGAAGAGTTTAAGAATTTGCCTCAGGATCAGCAAAATAAGATGTTATCATCTGTCAATGAGAAGAGAGAAATAGACAATGCGGTTAAGGCTTATGAGGCTGATCTGAAAAGAATAGAGGACCTTAAAAAGAAAATACAAGAGACAGAATCTTCTCCGTACAATAAATCTGGTAATTCATGGATTCATGATGTAGAACGACTTAATAAGCAACTTGATACTGCTAATAATCTTGCAAAACTCCATAAGGAAGAAATAGATAAAATAAAAGAAGCCCAATGGGAGGCTAACACTCCTGTTGAAGAGAAGGTTAAGCATTATGAGGATGTGAAAAGAAAACTTATCGAGGAAAGGGATGAACTTGATAAAACTTTGACGGAATCAGAGGATATAGCTTCTGTGTGGGTGGGTGTTCCTGATATCATTAGTAGTATCAGGCTTGATGCTTTGAATAAGCAGATAGATGAGACAACAGGAAAGATCAATTCATTAACGAGGAATAGTATCTCTGTTGTACAGAATAAATCCTATTGGGAGAAGCAGAAACAGGATGCAGAAGCTGCTCGTAATGCCTTGGATGTATCAAAAAAGAACTCTGAAGATTGGAGCAAGTATACAAAACAGATACAAGAGGCGCAAACGCAAATAGACAAATATTCTGATTCGACCAAGCGCGAAAAACAAGAAAAGAAAGAGGCGGATAAGCAACTCAAACAGCAAAAAACGATTCATAACGAACTTTTATCCTTCCGCCGTCAAAATCAACAGTCCGAAATCGACTTGATGAAAGAAGGATCCGACAAGAAGATTGCCCAGATAAACCTCGATTATGACAATGAGATTGCAGCCATACTCGCCAAAGAGAAAGAGTGGAAAGACGCGCAAGGCGGCAAACTGAGCAAAGAACAGACGGTCGAGATTCATACCGCTTTGGTCAATTCATACGTTAAACGAGAGCAATCGACCTCCAATGTGAATAAGGAACAACTGGAGGAAGAGAAACGCGCCATGAACGAATACTTGAAAGAATATGGTTCATATTTGGAAAAGCGTCAGGCTATCACGGAGCTTTATAATGAGAAGATAGCAAAGGCCACAACGGAAGGTGAACGGCTTTCCCTTGCAGAAGGTATGAAGAAAGAGCTGGCGGACGTGGATAATGAAGCCCAAAAGAGCACCTCCATCATCACCCGGTTGTTTGATGATATGAGTAAAAAGAATATCACCTCTATTCGTGCCATTGCGGATGAAGCGGAAAAATTCTTGTCTTTTCTTGAAAAAGGGGAATATTCATCTGATAATTCATTCGGTATTACCAAAGAGCAGTTTGATGTGCTTCGCAAGTCACCGGATCAGTTGAAGGCCATCAAGGATGAAATAGCCAATGTTCGTCGTGAAGCCGACCAAATGGAGACCTCTTTTAATAAAGTTTCAAATGGCCTAAAAAAAGTATTTACCTCTGAAAGTGATGCCAAGAAGTTAAAAGAGGGTTTGGCTGAGATAGAGGAGGGCATGAATGAGATCATGCAGGCCGGACAGTTCCTCTCTGACACGTTTTCGAAGCTCGGAGATTCGTTCGGTGGTGTATTCGGCGGGATAGCCGAAGGCTTCAGTGTGGCTATGGACACTGTAAGTTCTGCAATGAGTGGTGCGAAAGCCGGTTCCATGTTCGGACCGATCGGTGCGTCTGCCGGTGCTGCCATTGGTGTAGTTACCTCTTTGGCCGGTGCCATCGCCAAGATCCATGACAAGAAGAACGAAAAACGTATCCAGCGGTTGCAGGATCAGATCGACACATTGGATAAATCATACGAAAAACTGGATAAATCCATTCAGAAGGCTTATTCGAATGATGCTTCCCGATTGATCGATCAGCAGAACAAACTTTTGGAACAACAGAAAGTTTTAATCCAGCAACAAATCCGTGAAGAACAGGATAAAAAGAATACCGATAAGGATAGGATAAAAGAATGGCAAAGCCAAATTGACGAGATAAACGAAGCCATAGCGGACAACAAGGAGAAGGCCAAAGATGCCATCTTCGGGGAAGACCTGAAATCCGCCATTGACAACTTCGCTAACGCACAAGCCGAAGCGTGGGCTTCCGGTGAAGACCGGGCAGAATCGGCAAAGGATACTGTCAAAAAGATGATGCGCCAGATGGTCACAGAATCCATCAAGGCAGCAACGGAATCTTCCGGTGCGATGGAGAAGATTCGTGACAAACTGAAGGAGTTCTATGCCGACAATGTCCTTTCCGGCTGGGAACAGGATTATATCTATAACATGGCGGAAGAACTGCAAAAGGAGATTGACAGGCAGTTCGGTTGGGCTGATAGCCTAATGAAAGATAAGGTGGAAGAGCCGGAGAAAGAAGAAGATATATCCGAAAATACCCTGAAAGGCGCATATGCCAAAGCTTCCCAGGAAAGCATCGACCTATTGGCCGGTCAGACCGGGGCCGTCCGTGTCCTGTTGGAAGACATCCGCGGCAGTATGCAACCGATCCGGGAACAAATGAGGCTGATCTATGATATGCAATCCAGAGGTTGGGAAGAAGTGAAGGCCATCCGCGAACTATCAGATAAAGTGGAAAAGAATACCGATCGGATCGCCGAGAATACGAGAGAGATCAAAGAGGTTGCCGGTAAGATATCGGAGAACACCAGAGGCACGGTTGATGCCTTGGAAGGTACTATTAACGTAAAAGTAAAAATGTAGCATTATGGATAAAGAGTTTTTTGAGATAGCAAACCGGTTAGGTGCCTGCCGGTTGTTGCATGGCACGGAAAACAAAGAAGAGCTTATGCGCCTTCTGCTGACACCGCAGGGTACGGAGTTCTGCATGAAGAATAATTTCCCGTCTATGGAACAATTACGGGAGTTCCGGGGCAAGAAGGCCGAAAGCATGGGAATCTATATCGAGACGGACGTGAAACTGACGAATCCGGTGAAGGTATTCCTGGCCGGTTCCAAGGCAATCCTTCATTTTGATACGATCGGCCGCTACAACGTGATCCTGATGCACGGGGCGGAAGCCGAGATCCATGCGAGTAACTATGCCGTGGTGTTCGTAAAGAACGCTGGCGGTAAGGTAATAACTCATAAAGACCATACAGCACGTGTATTATGACAATAGATGGAAAAGACCTATATACTGAATGGGGATGTAAATTATTGGAAGGTTCTTTTGATGATCTTCTGAAATACCCCAAACGTAAGGCAGTCAAATATAACAACTGGGCGGAAGCCGACGGGATCGATCCCGATCTGTCGGTTGTGGAGTTCGAACCTAAGACCGTCAAGTTGAAATTCCTCATGAAGGCAGAAACGCTTGAGCAGTTCCGGTCCGGGTATAGAAAGTTTGTTGCTGATCTGTCCGCACCGGGCTATCGGGAATTCAATCTTATTGCCGGTATGACCAACCGCTTACGATTCAATGTCGGCTCTTCTCACGAACAGCCTGTGCCATTTAATGCAGGGGAGAACGTATCTGTGTTTGAACTTTCTTTTGTCGAGGACAATCATGCCATTTATCCGGCAACTCCGGCCGGCGGTATCGGGCTTCGCGGGCAGTATGCGATTAATGGGATAGACTTTGCAGACTTCGGTATAGGATCGGACGATAACCAGGAGGACATCTTGAAATATCCTGCGGTTAAGGCGCCGTTCACCGATGGCCGTACGGTAGACCTTTCGACAATCAAAACCCTGCATCGGGAAATAAAACTGTCCCTTTGGATGTTGGCCGGCAGTGTGGAAGAGTTTCTGAATAATTATCGGGCATTCTTTAGCCAGATATCCGGTGTAGGAAATCAGGAATTATATATTAAGACGTTGGATGGTATCATTCAGGTGTACTATACTGATTGCCCGTCCTTTTCTGTGGAAGTCTGGCAGGAGAACCGGATAGGAGCAAGATTCACTATTTCTGTTGTTGTTCCCGTAGTGAGTTGGATAGATGCTGGCGGTGATGTTCGTTACCGTGTGCTGAAGGATCCGGATTTGGGGTTATTGGCAGACGAGCAAGGTAGAATAATAGTTTTCAATTGATATGGCAGAAGAATTTGAAATAATCAGGGCTAATTTGCTTCCGGCAGCCGGAACAATAACCGATAATGATATGATCCTGATCATTCAGGGTGGGAGACCTAAGCGTGCTTTGCCCTCTGCAATGAAAGGTAAACAGGGCGATCCCGGCCTTAGTGCGTTTTTAGGGATAAACGATAAATACATCCTTTGGAAACAAGGAGCTAATGGTGCTTGGCAGAATCTGTTGGAAATTGAAAAAATTCGTGGGCCGAAAGGAGAGAAGCCGGTTTTTCGAAAGTTGAACGGTACGCTTCAAATGAAATACGAAGGTGAGCCGGATAGTGCATACGTGGATATTTTCGACCGTGAAGAATTGAAAATGAAGTTTTCCGATCTGACACCAGCAGAAGTGGATCAATTGAAACTGCATTTTTCTGATCTGACAGAGACTGATAAGGCCGAACTTATGAAGCCGGCAACGGATGCGGCAAAAGAGGTTCGTGAACAGATGTCCCAAATTAAGGAGGAAGCTAATACTGCTATATCGAATGTAAACACCGCAAAAGTGAGCGCAGAGGCGGCAACCAAGGCTGCAAATGATGCCGCAGCTTTAGCAAATGCCGCAGCTGGTCAAGCAACTCAATCTGCCGGAGATGCTGATGCAGCGACCAAATTGGCTGTTGCTGCCACTGCATTGGCGGAGGAAAAAGCCGGTATAGCCAATACCGCAGCCGAGAATGCCGATACCGCAGCAGCTTCAGCCAATATGGCAAAGGAAGAAGCAGATAAAGCAACTGTTGAAGCCAATATAGCCGCAGGAAAGGCCAATGATACCGCAGGAAAGGCTGACACGGCAACATTAAATGCCAATACCGCAACGGATAAAGCGAATGAAGCAGCATCCTCGGCTACAACTGCCGCCGAAAATGCTAATGCGGTTGTAGAGCGTGCGGATGATACCATAGCTTCTGCCGAGACTGCTACAAAATCGGCGACGGATGCAGCTTTGGCCGCAAACACGGCAAAAGAAAATGCAGACAAGGCGGCAAATACAGCCAATGTTGCCGCTACTCAGGCCAATGAAAAGGCAGGACTGGCGGATACGGCTGCTTTGGCTGCTAATACAGCAAAGGAAGATGCCATAGTCGCAACCGGCGAGGCCAACACAGCCGCCGACCGCGCCAATCGTGCAGCCGAAGCCGCCGAAGGAGTCATCAGTGGACTACAACCCGACTGGAACGTTACCGATCCTGTCAATAAGAACTACATCAAGAACAAACCGGAGATCCCGACGTTGGAGGCTATCCCGGACGAAAATACATTGAGCTATGTCAATACCGACGGTACAACCATCAATTTTCGTATCGGTGATGATGTGCGTGTAGCGGAAGATGGCGAATATGTGTTCTACCGGCTTTATGATCTTGCCGGGGGAAAAGCCTCGTGGCAGGAATCCGGCAGCGGTACAGCCTTGCCTGGTAATGTTTATCTGACAGGAGCCAATTATTACAATGAATCAGTACGAACCATCAAACAAGGATATTTAAGCAATGAGTAAGAAAGGAGCATTTATTTATCAACAGATCGAACTGACGACGGCTGAATGGGCAATCAATACGACGGTCTATCCGGCATCGGTGTGGCTGTTCGAACGGTTGGATAATGGCAAGTTCAACATGAAGCTGGCTGATGGAGCGCATACGTTTGCAGATCTTCCAGCTGTTTTGCAGGACATGCAGGTCTGTGTCAAAACCAATAACGAAACGACATATATCCTCCAGATAACGACCGCAGCCGGAACATTCGACACACCGAACCTTAAAGGTGCAAAAGGTGATAAGGGAGACAAGGGCGAAACAGGCGCAAAGGGTGAAACCGGAGCCAAAGGAGAACAGGGTTTGCAGGGTGTCCCCGGTCCTCAAGGCGAACGGGGCGAACAAGGTCCCCAAGGAGAAACAGGCGCACAGGGTCCGAAGGGCGAACGAGGCGAACAAGGTCCGCAGGGCTTGCAGGGCGAGAAAGGCGAAACGGGTCCACAGGGCGAACAGGGTCTGCAGGGCATACAGGGCGTTCCCGGCAAGGATGGGGCAATCACTGTAGATGCTCCGTCCGACACATCTGCGTATGGCAGGAAAGCCGGTGGATGGGTGAAAGTCGTTGAAGCTGTAACGGGAAAAGGTCTGTCAACCAATGACTACAGCAACGAAGAGAAAACAAAGGTATCCGATTCCTTGCGGCTCAAAGAGTATGTCGATGTTAGTTCTTTGTCATCGCTTCCCTCTTCGCCCTACAACCTGCGTTTTGCCTATTCGAGTACATCTGTGCAGGCGATCAACTTTGCGAATATAGGAAGCGTACCGGAGATGCAGGAGTTTTATCTGTCCATTAAGAACAACACCGGATCAACGATTAACCAACCGATCCCAAACGGTTCGGGCTGGCAATCGGAGGAAACAAGCGTTGAACTGCCAGCTGGTAAAGCCACAGGGGTATCGCTGAAAAAAGAACATGGGATAATTGTCGTGAGAGTATAATGAAAGGAGGTGAAAGATGAAGAGACGGGTGATGACGGGAAAAGATACCGAATCCGATTTTTCCAATCAGTGGAATGCTAAGTATTACTTTCCATTGAACGGTGATTCGTATGAATGTGTCAATGGGGTATTAGGCGAGCTAAAAAACAATGTACAATGGAAAGACGATAGCATTTTTACAGGAAATAAATCTGCGTATTTTATAAACGATTCTGGAATTAGGATACCGACAACGGGATATGTAAAGAAAAACGCATATAGTATTTCCCTGTGGGCTAAAAAGTATAACGAATCAGTAGACCGATACGGAGGAATTATAGTAAGCCGAATAAAAGACGGAGAAGGATATGGACTTGAAATGAGGTATAAGAACATTCAAAATATTAATGATGGAATTAATATTACAACCAATAAATTCAATGTTTGGTGTCATTATGTGGTAACTTACGATAATAACACGATGAGTGTTTACGAAAATGCTACACTTGTTAAGACAATAAATGATCCATTCTACGAAGGTTCTCACTTCTACATAGGTCTGGATGATATATTTTTCACATCAGTAACCGAACGATCATATAATGGACTTATATGTGAAGTCTCCATATTTGAACGCATATTATCCAGAAGTGAGATAAATCAATTATACAATGGCGGTAAAGGATTAAAATTAAATTGATTATGCTATACATCCAAAAAGAAATCCAATTCTGGGAGACCGACGCTCCCCTTCCTGACTCCTACAAGGTAGGCACAATGGAAGAAGAATATAACGACGGCGCATATCTCTTGTTAGACGCCGAACAGGAACAGTTCCACACCGACCATCCGGAGGCAAGTCCGCTGGAATGTTGGCGGAAGGAACTCACTCCGGAACCCGAACCGGCACCGGAAGAAAAGCTCTGGCGTGCCCGTGATGCCAAACGGCAGGAAATCTACGACAAAGACATCCATCATTATTATATTGATGAACAGGACGCATACGTCTCGAACACCCTGCAAGTGAAGGATAAGTGTGGCCGGCAGGAAGAAGTCGAAGTAGGCGGTCATCTTTACGCCTCGAATATCTTAACGGTTGCTCTTGACGAAATAGCGGACTATTCGGAGCAATGCGGCAAGGTGACAGACAGCTTGCTATCCCGTATCGATGCCGCCCAAACAGCCGAGGAGGTCGAAGCTATCGTGGTGAAAGGCTATCCTGAAATGATCCATACAACAACGGCAGCCTTGCAAACTAAAGCAGATAAGGCAATCGCTAAATCCCCGGAAGCGCAGGCAGTGACCTTTGCCCGTGCGATGATGAACAGCGTGTCTCTCACAGCCAGCCAAGCGTTGGAGATGCAGGTCTTATTCCCCATTTGGGGTGAGAAAGATGCGGAGTTTGGCAAGGAAGTTGAAATAGGCTTCCGGCTTCGAGTAGTGGAAGGAGAAAACGACACTTTGTTTGAAGTGATACAAAAGCACAAGCTGCAAGCCGATTGGAAACCGGGCATAGAAACTGCTTCACTGTATAAGATCGTTGAAGCTGAGCACGCAGGCACGCTTGATGATCCTATTCCATACGTGCAGGGTATGGCATTCGAGAAAGACAAATATTATGAACAATACGGTGTGATCTATCTCTGCATTCTGACAACCGTTACAGGTTATCCGAACGACTTGAAAGACTTGCCCACAATTGTACAGGAGGTAAAGCAATGAAACAGGTTATGTTATTAAAAGTTAAACGGGGGGGGGGGGTAAAATGCTCTCTAAATAAAGAAGTTACGACCTCTTATCGTAAGAAAGGAGGGCGTAGATGAGACGATCAATGATGGGACGGAAGAAGTTGCAGTTGTTCACCAAGAGGTTCTATCCTGCCGGGAATTATATCTGGATCGTACCTAAAGGATGTAGGGAGGTTGATGTGTTTCTTGTCGGAGCCGGTGGAGGATGTTCACATAATTCAGGATTAGGAGTTCCTGGAGGCGGTGGAGGTGGCTATACTAAAACATATAAGAAGGATACCGCTGGATATAGAGATGGCAACGCGATAACTGTTACACCAGGACAAACTATTGAAATTATAGTTGGTGCAGGAGTTCGTGGCGCAAATGGGGGATATTCACAGTTTATGAGTTCGCTTTACCGGGCTGAAGGAGGCCATCTGTCTCAATGGAATGGAGACGGAAATGGTGGTTCGGGAGGTGTAGGGGTAGGTAGATCTACTCATTCGGTCGGAGGCTCAGATGGTACAGGCAGTGGTGGAACATCGGGGCAAGGACATACGACGCGTGATTTTGGGGAATCTAATGGTAAAAGGAATGCAGCAGGTGGGGCAAGCTCCTATAATAAATCAGGCGGGGAGACATCTCAGCCGGGAACATCAGATTATACAGAAGGGAGTGGCGAAGGCAGTAATGAAAGTAGTTCTTTGGCTTCTGGCTGGAGTGCCGGACTTGGTGGTGGCGGCTACGGTGGTGGAGCTGGGGGAAATGCATCGGGAAAATCGACGAAAGGTGGCGATGGCACTGTCCTGATCCGCTATTGGGCTTACGAAGAATGATCTGCCGTTGAAAAAGATGAAACAAGATATTAACGACTAAAAAATAGGAGATAAAGTCATGAGAAATAATTGTTTACAAATGTTAAAGGGGGGGGGGTAAACACCTCTTAACTAAAGTATCTGACCGACTTTCGGCGGAAAGGAGGTTGGTATGATAAGATCGATGATGGGACGGAAGAAAGTAGACAGGAATACTTTGCTGTTGCTACATTTTGATGGATCATTGAAAGATGAAGCCTCAGGCAAGCCTTATGTTGGTAGTAATATGTCCTATGTAGTGGGAAAATTCAAGAATTGCGTTTCGTTTTCAGGAAACGGGTATGTAAAGGTAAGTGGAACGAATGCCATAAACGAGTCCCTATATCCAAACTATACCGTCGATTTTTGGATTAAACTGAAAAGTGGTGTGAGAAACGGTATAATGTCAAAAGGCAATGGTGGTGGAAGTTACAGCTTTGATATAATGGAGGAATCTGACGGACGCATTTTCTTTGGATTGCAGTATGGCGGAACCCGAGGGGATGCAATATGCTATTTTACGATGCCACGGGATCAGTGGGTTCATCTTGCGATCGTCAGGTCACAATCTCGATATTGGAAAGTGTATGTAAATGGAGTGTATGCGTCTGGTTTCACATCAACGATGGTTTCAGGGTACTATAGTTCTTTAATGATCGGAAAATATCGGGATTATGGATTGTATCTGAACGGTATGATTGACGAGTTTCGCATCAGTAATATTGCCCGTTGGACATCAAACTTCACTCCGCCTGCAAGGCCGTATTAATAAATTAGTGACACTGTCTTTGGGCTGTCACAGCAGAAAGACAGCAAATGTATATTCAGAAAAAATTATTGATAATCGCCAACCCCAGGTTGGGTATTTTCTTTTAAAACAAATGGAGATATAAAATGTTCGGTGGCGAAAGAATAATAAAACAGCCTCCAGGCTATCACAGATTGGAGGCTGTAAAAAAAGAAAATTAGGGGACCGAGGGTCTCCGGAAACAAAGTTAAACAATAAAGTTTGAAAATCATGTTATTATTAATTATTTCTTTTTTGGTTATCGCAGTTTATACGGCAGCAGTTTGTATAAAGGCAAAAGGTGTACCGTACTCAATTAGTGCGACGTATTATACTCTTGATCATAAATTGATCTTTGGAGCAAGCATGGCACTGACGGCTATGTTCCTATTCCCGGTCATTTGGGAAATGAGTACAACCTTTACTATGCGGTTGCTGGCGATCGCAGCCTGTATCGGTTTGATTGGTGTCGGTTTGGCTCCTGATTTCAAAGACACTTGGATAAACCGCATTCATTGTGGATCGGCGGCATTGACGTTGCTTTCTTCTCAGCTATGGGTTGGCTGCACGTCTTTCTGGTGGGTTCTTATTCCGGTGTGGCTGGCTTTTATCGTTTACACGGTAATAGGCATGAGTAAACGGTTGAGTGGTAATATATGGCAGGACTTTGTATCAACGAAGCCGATGTTCTGGTGTGAGATTGCAGCGTTGTCTACGACTTTTGGCGCGTGTGGACTTGCGCTTTAGAAATCTACCATAAACAGAACATCTACCTTATATATTAAAACACGACAACCGGTAAAATGTCATATATCCGGTTGCCGTGTTTTTTATTGCCTAAAAATAAGTAGGTTATTTAGCAGTATGGAAATAAAGCGCGGAAATACGGTAGTTTGTGACGTTTATCTGAAGGATAATAGTTATACGGTCGAAGAGATTATGGGTGAGGACACTCTTACCCTGAATTTTCTTTCCCGAAATGTGGTAAACCTTCAAATCAACGACTATATAGACTTTGAAGGGACAAAATACAAGATCCGGCATAATGAGAAGGTGACGAAAAAGGAGACATCTCTTGGTTGGGAATATACCGTTCAGTTCTATTCAAGTCGGTACGACCTTTTGGATGCAGAGTTTTTCCTTCATGGTACACCGGAGCGGAAAAAGAACTTCGACTATTACACCGGTACCGCCCGTGACTGGCTAACCCTATTTGTCAAAAACATGAACCGTACAGGATCTGGTTGGGTGGCCGGATCCTGTATCGAATCCCGGATGGTTACCCTTTCTTTCAAAGATAAGAAAGTCGGGACGGTACTTGACGAACTCATTAAAGAATTGAATACGGAATACTGGATATCCGGCCAGACAATAAATATCGGCAGGAGGGAGTATTCAAGCAACGGCCTTGTCTTGGCACAGGGCGAAGGAATGGGTTTTACCGAACTGGAAGTGTCCGCTGTTGATGATACGCCACCAGTAACGGTTCTTTATCCATACGGTTCAGATAAGAATCTCGGTCCCGATTATGGCGCGGATTATCTTCTTCTGCCTGATGGCCGGCTCTCTATCGAAAAGAATGTAGAGAAGTACGGCCGGATAGAAAAGTCCATGCAATTCGACCATATCTTTCCGAAAGGAGAGTTTGCCGTAACAGAAAAGATCGACGATTACACTCTGAGAGCTGCCGGTATGGATTTTAATCTTACCGATTGCCTGTTGGACGGGGTGGAAGTGATCGTTACATTCCAGGATGGCGGCTTGGCCGGCTATGACCTTGCAATCGTCGAAGACAGTTGGGACAATGACTTGAAACAGTTCAAACTAAAGCAGAATGACCAGGAAAACGCCTTGAAAGTTCCCGGTGACATTAATTTTTCTGTCGGTGACAAGTTTATCCTTACCGGCCTGAAAATGCCGCAAAGCTACAGGGATAACGCTTCATTACAGCTACAGGAAGAGGCGCAAACATGGTTGGATGGCAAGTGCGAGAAACGCATCCAGTTACGAGGAAAATGTGATGAAATTGTTTTTCGTTTGCAAAACATCTTTATTGCCTGTGGCCAGATGGTTGGCGTATATTCCGAACAGTTGGATATCGATCGAGAGATTCGTGTTACCAAAATAAAAAGGTATATCGAGAAAGACGGTACACCTTCATACCGGTATGAACTTACCTTGTCCGATTTCCTTGAATCGAATGGTTTTAAAGATTTGGTGGATGATGTGAATAAAGTACCGGAAGAGATTGAGGATGCGGTTAAGCCGGTTCGGGAACATACGAAACGTTCATGGCGGGACGTGATGGAAACTTTGGGCATGATGTTTGACCCGGAAGGGGATTATTTCACTGAACTTATCAAGCCGTTGGCCGTGCATACGGCGCAATTTATCGTCGGTACCAATTCCCAGCAGATGGAGCTTATAGGAATGAAGTTTATTCCGAATGCGGACAATGATGCCAACTATTTCAAGAATACGACAGGAAAGTTAGTACACTTTACCGTTAGCGAGGAAATCCGTGAATGGGCTATTCCGGCGGCTTCTTTCCGGCTGAATAATTCGCTTGCCTATTATGTTTATGCCAAATGTCCAAAAGAAGGACCAAATGGCTCAATATATGTCAGTGAACGGCAGATAAAGTTAGAAGATGAAACAGGGTTCTATCATTTCTGGGTAGGGGTGCTCAATACTCCGGAGGATGGCGTACGCTCTTGGCTTCCGAATTATGGATACACTGAGATTGCCGGCCAGACGATCACGACAGGATTGATAAAGGACAAGTTAGCCCGATTGGTGATTGATCTGGTGAATGGGACTATAACCGGACCTGTGATATTCAAATCCGGAACATCCGGTTATAATAACATTACTGACCGTCCTAACCTTCAACCGTTGTATGATGGGGTAAATGATGCCCTGACAGATGCAGAGAATGCGTCGAATGCAGCCAACAACGCCCAATTGACTGCAAATAACAAGGCAAGGGTATTTTATCAAACGACGGCTCCAACATCGGGTATGCGAACGAATGACTTATGGGTGGATGGGGAGAATATCTATAGATATAGCGGTTCTAAATGGGTTCTTGCCTCAAAATATGACAATACAATAACGGAGATCAATGGCGGACTCATAACTACGGGTGCGATCGCTTTTGGAAGCACAGGTGGAATGTCGGCGTCTGGTACAATCCGTATTTGGTCGGGAGGAACAGCCGGGGCGAAAGGGCAACCACCCACTGATCCGACATTCCGGGTAGAAAGCAATGGAAACGTGGAAAGTAGAGGAAGTATCTATATAGCAAATTCAAATGGAGAAAAACTTGCCGGGTTATCGGGAGGTGGAACTGCCGGAAACTCTGTTCGAATCTGGGCTGGAAATGCAACACCTGCAAATGCTCCGTTTAAAGTTTATCAAAATGGGGATGCCTACATCGGAGGACTTAGGATGGAGTCTGGAGGACTATTCTCGGATAACCGCTATTCCGGTGAATCGTCTTCTAAATTTTTCCTTTATTCATCAGGAAGTAATGCGTTTTTGGGATTTTCATCTTCCGGTAAATGGGCCGGCCTTGGTCTAAATACCTTGCCGTCTACGCTTGGGGGAACAAGTGCTTTGATGCGCCTTGAGTATACAACTAATCACAACGATATAAATTATGGGGCTGTGATAGATGTTCATGGTGGACGGCGCAACTATGCGTTATACTGCATTGGAGGTTTAAAGGTCAACGGATCGATCTCGACTGCCCGTTATGCACCCTCGTCGGACAAGAGTGATACAATCGTCCTGAACATCGGTTATCGGGACACGTTCGTCTTCAGTACCAGTACGTATCTTAGCGTCTATCTCCCTTCCCGGTCGACGATCACAAAGAAAATGGGGGAAGTCCACCCAGAATACGGAGATTCGTGGAGCGAAGTCGGTTTCAATTCCGTGATTTTTGTGCATGTGATCGTGGCGAAGTTCTCTTCCGAAGGTATCAGAATAGAACCAGAAAACTCTGATACACCATTGTTGGACAATAACGGCAACAGCATGACACTTGACATGAATAAGGGTGACTGTGCAACGTTCGCTTATTTTAACCAGGGATGGTATCTATTCAATAGACATTATTAATTACAATGCAAACAATCATAAAAACATACAATATGGAACTGACATTAAAAGACAGAGTATTAATACTCAACACCGTGTTACCACAGTTTGACACGAGAAAAAACATGGAACTGAAAGTATCGATAGACAGTAAGATAGCGATCTCGGAGGTTGATCAGAAGCGTATCGTTATCAAAGATATGGGAAGCGGGCAAATCAATATAGGGTTTACCGATGCAGCGGCCATAACGGAAACAACAGATATCGTTTTGACAGACGAAGAACTTCAATACCTCAAACAACGTGTTGACTTCATAGATCGCAACGGCATGTTCTCTGAGTTCACGATGCCGACGTATGTCAAAATTTTGGATGAACCGCTAAAAGAGGAGCAACCAGGCGAATAATATAAAAATCCGCCTCCCATCTATCACAGACCGGAGGCGGAGAAATAACAAACACTGCCTTATGGCAATGAAAAAACTCGTAACAAAGATGATCAAATAAAAACGGAAGGAGGTGTAAAGTGAATGTAGAATTAACCGATATACTAACAATAATCGGGACGTTAGGAGGATTCGAGGCGATAAAATGGGGGATTAGCTTCTATACGAACCGGAAGACAAACGCCCGTATCGAGGATGCCCATGCCGATGTGGAAGAGTTCAAGGCTTTACGTGAGTATAACGAGTTCCTGCAAAAACAGCTATCAGAAAAAGAAGAACGTTTTGTAGAACAAACCGGAAGGCTTCGACAGGTACAGGATGAGCTTTTTACTTTGAAAGAGAGCTATTCGGATGTCAAGCTTGAACTTGCACTGAAGAGATGTGAGAGAAAGAAGTGCGGTGATCGTGAACCGCAGAATGGGTATTAATATATAGGAAAATAAAAATGAAAAAGAATAATTTGCCAAGAGGTTTAAGAAATAACAACCCCGGAAATATCCGAATAAACGACGATTTGTTTCAAGGCGAAGTAAGACCGAGCCGTGACAAGTCATTCAAACAATTTGAAACAATGGCGTATGGGTATCGGGCTATCTTCAAGATACTTCGGAACTACTTGTGCATATACAAGCTGGATACCATCCGAAAGATGGTCGGGCGTTGGGCACCGCCGGGGGACAACAACCATACGGAAGCCTACATCAAGGCGGTATCCGGTTACGCCGGGATACCGGCCGATGATCCGATCAACCCGTATGACCGTGAGCCGATGATTCGTATTGTAGCCGGAATGAGTAAGGTTGAGAATGGGGTAGAAGCTGATATGTCTGACGTTATAACAGGATGGAGCCTGCTATGAAACCCTGGCATATCATATTGATTCTGATCCTCTGTTTTCTATGCTTCCTGACTGGTCGTCACACGAAGAAAGCAGAGGTTGGTTTTATATGCAAAACCGATACATTCATCCGTGTCGACACGATAAGAGATAGTATCCCTTATCCGGTTTATGAAACAGTAATCCAGACGGTACCGGAACTGTTTCCCGTCTACATCACACTTGGTGGCGATACGATACGAGAACCTGTGTATATCCCCGTTCCCATAACACAGAAGGAATACCGGACAGAAGATTACCGGTTGTCCATATCCGGTTACAAACCCAATCTTGATTACATCGAGATCTATCGAAAAACGGAACAGATTACAAAGGTTGTAGATCGTAGGTTTGGTATCGGTATTACAGCCGGGTATGGTATCGGGAGAAATGGACTGTCGCCGTATGTCGGGATAGGTGGGTTCTATAGGATTTGGTAGTTTCTTTTTGTTTTATAGATTTAATGTTAATAGTGTAGTGGCCGCTCTGCCTGTGATGGTGGGGCGGTTTTGTTTTGTATAGATATGAAGCTATTCACGCAACTTACTTTTGGGTTTATTTGTTATACTATTGAAAGTCTACCTGAATATGCCAGAAATAAGAATTGCTGCAAAAAGTATAGATTTTATATTACTTTAGTAACGCATTCTTGCACATTTCTAATTTATTTGTGTAGATTTGCAACGTAAAATTTAATAAAAACGGAGGTATTATGTGTATATTCAAAGAAATCGGCAAGTTCGTTAAAAACGGCGCCTCTGTTTTCAATGAAGCTTCGAAAGGAAGTTACAGCCGTCAATCAGAAGCCATTCGCTCTATTGAAAAAGAGTTATTTTCAAAAGATGATGGTTCGTTCGTTGATGACAAGCGTAATCTTGCCAAGGACAGGGAGAATGTAAATCGTGACATTCGAAACTCTTACAACAAATTGCAGTTACATAATGGGTAAGCAAGAATTAAAAAGAAAAGAAACGGCTGTCGTCAGCCCCAATGGTGAAGGTAAGCAGTATGAACAAACATTGACGGTGGATGATACTTGCTTACCTTCTGCAGAAGAACTAACCGCTTATCAGGCGATTGATCCCAACATTGTTACATTCTTAATGGATGTATCAAAGAAAGAGCAAGAACATCGTCATAAAATGGAAAGAGATAAATTACGTGTTGTTGATAAAAATGAGCGTCGTGTTTTTCGGGTAAATTGGTGGGGAATGTTCTTTGCTTTTCTTTCTATTGTTGTGTTAGTCGGGTTAAGTGGTTATGCACTGTATCTAGACAAGCCTTGGTTTGCAGGAATATTGGGAGCAGGAACATTTGTGTCAATCGTTTCCATTTTCGTTAAAAACGACAAAACCGATTCTACAAAAAAGTAATTACTTAAAAATACAGCCGGCTTAATAAAAGCTGGCTTTTCTTTTGCCATTACAAAAACTTTCCTTATATTTGCTATGAGATAAGAAACTGAAAGGATCTGAGGGCATGCGGTGATTTTTAGAAAAGATATACCAATTGGTACAAAGAGCCTACAGAGTACGGGAATGCCCTCCCGGAAATGTGGGCTTTGTTGTTTATGGAACATACGGATTTGGAATTGATGGACTTAATGTTGAAGTATCTATACGAAGAAGTTAAGCCACAGTTTGTGAAATATTTGAGTTACATGTTTACTAACATATGATCCTACGGATAATGGATCAGTATATCACGTACATTTACAAACGAAAAACGTATTTTTCATAGTTAAGGTCGGGCGTCCAGATAGTGATATTCAGACGCTCTTCCTTTTTAAAACAGCAGTTTCCCATCCTTCTTCTCCATCACCGCATTGAAAACACTTTTATAGGTTTCATATAAATCTTTCCTATTTTCTGGTCCTGGCCAATCAGTGAAAGACTCTCCTGCAAAGAATTTCCAAGCAAAGATCCGTTTGGCTTTTTCGGATAAGCTTAATTGATCGATCTGATTTATTTTAGGCCATCCCATTTAAACAAGGATAACAACTTCCTGTTGGCTTCCCAAAGCACACTGTAGTCCCGTTCGATATACACACGAGCCAGCTTTAAAGTTGAATCGGAGTGGTTTAGCATTTCATCAACTCTGGCAATATCAATTCCAGCCTTATTTGCTGCTAACGTTGCCATCGTATGGCGGGCATAATAATAATTCAGATCTGGAACCTCTATTATTTTTCCTATCTCATCTAATCCTTTATTTATTGATTTATTGAAATTCTCTGAACTTCTATACCACTTATGAAAAATAAAGACTTTCTCTCCAGATGGGTCGGAGTATTTCTCAAACAGGCTTTTTATTTCCGGTTCAATCCTGACCTTCATTTCTGCCTTATCTTCACGCCTTGTGCGTGTCTTAGTCCTTTGATAGGTAATAATTTCGTTTTCGGCGGTAGGAGCATTATAGAAATCAGCACTATTCATGCCCATCATCGCAAATGATAAGATAAATAGGTCTTTCGCTAAATTGAAAACAGGCTGACCTCCATTGCGAGCATTTTGTTTATACGGAAGATCTATTATTTGCTGCACTTGGTCTATAGACAATGTTCGATGCTCACTTTTGGGAACTGGTGCGATTTTGTATTTTGAGAACGGGGAAAATGGGATGCGTATGATTCCTCTGTCCTCGTCGTTATATTCATTTTTAGCGAGGTTGTGTAGTGTTTTGATTTGTGATGTGTAAAGAGATATGCTCCGTTTACCTTTAGGCTTATCAGTAGGTTTTGATCCACCATCGCGACGCCCCTTAAAAGAAGGTTCGTTTTTCAGAAACTTCTCAAACGCCCTCATAAAAGATGCTGTAATAAGGTTTATGTCGAGTTCTTCTTTTCCGATAAACCTGACAAGCGCATTTATGGCTATCCGATAGTTCTTTGCCGTACCCAACCTTCCATCTTGCTCAAGATCATCCGCTATTTTTCGTCCATAGGAAATGAAATTCAGGCTGAAATTCTCTTCCTCTGTAGTCAAGTACTCCACAATTCGATCAACCTCCCAGTGCTCTGCTTCAACACCTGCGGATGTCAATTTTTTCTTAAATCCTAATATCATCTCTTCCATTAGGTCGATTACGGCTTGATTCTTGATCTTGATTTTTTCTTTTCCGTTGTCTTTCTTTTTTATAATATCTGAAGCTGATACATTGTGGCTGGTCTTGATGTATTTGGACTTGCCTTTCTGTGTAATACGGATTTTTACGTTATATGTACCATCTTCTTTCCGTTGATGCGGGAGTACCAAAAATTTGAATGTAGCCATAATCGTGCGCTGTAAAACATTTGTAAAAAAAATAGTACACAAAAGTACGTCAAAAAGATATTTTATATGTACGTGTTTGGATTATTTAATTAGCTGAAAGATTTTAATTGTATAATTAAATGTTTGGTTATTAGTAAATTATTGATATTTTGTTCACGTGAAAATACGGTGTATTAGCTAATAATTGAACAATAACTTTTACTTTTCATTTATATGCTGTAATATGTTTATTATCTGATATTTATATATTTATGAATTGACTTATGTAAAATATTTGTAAAAAAGTTAGTCGTTTATTCATAGATATAACGTTTCTCGTTTGGCAAAGATAGTTTTTTTCTATACGCTGTCGCACGGCATGACTAAAAAAATATGCCGGGATTTTATTGCTACGAATTAAGAATAGCTGTGATTGTTTCTGGTTATTCATAAGCTTTCCCTATTCTTTTGCCAACAACAGCTCCTTGTTCAAACTTCGAGTTTTTTATATCGACGATCAATACTCCTTTTAGTCCAGATACACCTTCTTTTTTAGCTTCTTCAAGAAATTGCGAAGCAAGTGCGTCATATCCGGAAGCTGATTCAGCGTCAATGGCAATAATCAAATAGCCGTTATCGGTAACAACAGCCTTTTCGCAGGTGAATCCTGTGATGGTTTCGATGTATTTATCTGCACCAGTTACCTCTGTCTTGCTTTCTCCGCATGAAAAAGCAATGATTAGAATTAATGAAAATAGGATGTTTCTCATAATCATTTATTTTAGAGTATTGCTATCTTTTTTGTTTCATCATTGTATTTTACAATATAAAATCCAGATTGGAGTGGTATTGATACATTGTTTTTCACTGATGAACTAAATACTAATGTGCCGTTTATATTGTAGATTGAAACATGAGTATTTTGAACTGTTTCTAAAACAATATTTCTTCTAATAACTCTTATATTCACATTATTAAAGGAAACACATTCGTTGTCAACAGTGTTTTGGTTATATTCCTTAATGTTTTTGAATTCACTCCAATATTTTGATTCCCAGGCATATTTATTATACATTCCATTAGGAACAAATAATTTGCATTCAGTTTTGGTTCGTTCATCAAATGAGTCATCTTTGATTGAAAATGGAACTCCTGTACAATATATTTTATCTATATGACAACCTCTAAAAGCATCACTTTCTATATAATCCATTGATTCTGGGAATATGATTTCTTGTAAGTTTTTACAATTGTCAAATGAATGTTTTAATATAGCGCATTTGCTTTTTATAGTTAATTTATTAATTCCTATACATCCATAGAAAGAGTATGGCCCTATCCATGTTACAGAGTTTGGAATATCTATTTTATTTAGTTTTTCACACCCCCAAAATACCGAACCTGAAAATGTCGTTATTTGTTCAGGTAAAGTGATATCAGAAAGATTTGTACACATGTAAAAAGACTCGTATCCAAGTGCCAATGTTTTTTGTGGCAGTATGATAGATTTTAGATTAGTGCAATTCTTAAAGGCTTCTTCCGGTATGACATTGTCTTCATCTCCTTCTCCGTGAATATAAGAATCGAACATATCTACATATTCTAAAGATCCATTTTGCACCATATTCCTAAGTACAATAATATCTTCATTGTTAATGTTGCCAGTTAATGTAATGTCTGAAATATTATTGATTTCTGTATTAATCTTAGAGAAAAGAGTACCGGCTATTTCAAGATTTATAGTTCGTTTATTCTGTGCATTTGCAGAAATAAAAATAAATAGAAAAAATAGTGTTTTCTTCATTTTGTTTGTAATTAGTTTGTTTATTGTTTGATGATTTTTATAGGACCATTGCTGTACTCCTTTGTTACGCATCCTAATACCAGGTCTATATGTCTTATGGTTTCTTTAGGAATCCGGATAGGAGAATGAATCAATCTTCCGTCTGAATATGTACTTTCATTGCTACTGTACGCGAGAATGTAGTCTTCTCCTCCATCTTGAAGTCTTTTTGTTATCCTAAACTCTGTAGTCTCAATAGAATAATTGCGTCCCCATATTATCAATCTATTATCTTCTACTCGTTTTAATGCAAGGATACTACCACTTGGATACTCAATCATGCTATCTCCATAATGACGGATTGCTGCGGTTGCTTCTGGGAACCAGTCGCCGGCGTCTATCAATTCGGAAGGAGCTATGTGACCTGAATTATCTGCGACCATTGTGTTGACACCTCCAATGCTTGCAACGTCATCATAAAAAGGGATTCGTTTTTTTTCACGAAAAGAATCTGAACTACTTTTTAAAGTAGATTCTCTTTCGTTGTTTATGGTTTCTACATTAGAAGTGGAGATTTTATAATAATATTTATTTACAATTTCTTCTCCAAAATTCTTTCGTAGAACATCCATTTGCTCAGTCGTTAAATCTCTATCGCTTTTTTCTTGCATAGAAATATTGTTTTGCTTGCAACCAAATAAAACAGCAATTTCAGATTGTGTCTTATTAACTTCTTTTCTTAAGCCTTTTAAATTATACATAACATCAATGATATATCATTTTTATTATCTTTGTGTCGGAATCAAGTTGCGGATGATACCGACTAAATTGTTAAACTGTTCCCGTAAGGGACTATATAGGCGACTTCCTCAAACCGCAACTTTGGGGTTGTCGTCTTTGCTTTATCACTATGGATGACAATAATAAACTTCCGTATCAACAGGCTACCAAAGAGTCTATTCTGAATTTAGCAATTGAACGCTATAAATCAGATGTACAAATTCAATGTGATATTTGGAATAGACGCAATGTTAACGCTTCTTTTCCATGTCATTTGAACCATCTACTTCAATATTCGGGATTAAAACTGTTATCTCCCGAAGAGTATAAGAAAGTCCAAGATGAGATAATTGAAAGCTTACATAAATTACTTTGATTGCTTAGGCATAATACCTAATCGTGCAATTCTCGAAACTAATTCTTCATATCCTATAATTTTATCTGTATCTTTTACTTTTGTGAGCAACATAAGTATTCTATTTTTCCCACTCTCTAAAACCTTGATATCTTCTGGAACAACAATCATCTCCAAAAGCACCTTAACTATTGTATTACAAGTCTCAATTTCTCCGATATTCGAAAAGTGGTATAATGAGCTTATTCTGTAATCTAAAAATCGATACTCAACTCCTAAAGGATCAGACTTAAGTAAAATGTAATAATAAAAATCAGAAATAGCATTGGTTGTTAAAGCGTTATTTCTTTCCGTGCTTATGAGTGCCGCGGTCTTAGCTTCTTCTAATTCCTTGCTTTTCTTATTTATATCTATAAATGTATATATCTGCCATCCTATTAGAATTGTCACTAACAATGATAATACTCCTACTATCACTCCTTGGTAATCAAATCCCAATTCTGCTTTATGCGGACAAGCTACACATATTGCAACTAAACTAATAAGTACAGCTACAGAACTTAATAATAACGCCCAACTCTCTTTCTTCATAACCACTCTATATAATGTACGCAAGAATACGGAAAGGTTAAATAATGTTTATGTACTGAATGATTGAATTTCATGGAATCATATTTGGGTTTTAACTGATAATATGTTTTCTACAATAAAGAGTTTTCTTATTTTACTTTTGTGTAATTTTATATCATCATATCTGGAATTTTCGCTACGTAGGATAATATAGTTTTTTTCATCCTGTTCATATCTGCGGATATATTTAATCATCCTATATTCGTCTAAAAGTATTAAATAGATTTGCCCGTAGAAGATGTCTTCCCAGTTAAATATTTCTCGAATAACAACTCTATTCCCATTATATATTACTGGTTCCATGCTATCACCATTAGCCGTTACTATTTTGGCAGTTTTACTTATTTCTGGCAAATTAACTGAACCGATAATTCTATCTTCTGCAAATTCTATTTCTCTATTATCCATCCCGCAAGTCGCATCTATATCATATACTAAAGTCCCACTAAAAGAACTTTCGTTTATGTCAGATTCGGTTATTTTTATGGTTTTGTTATATGAACTTTGTTCATTGTTGACAACCGGGAAAATCTCACTGATTTTTTTGCTCATGGTTTCGTTATATGGTACACGACCATTTATCATATCAGATAAATATGTCTTTTTAACCCCTAAACTATCAGCTATTTGGGATTGATTGAGTGAATATTCATATTTAATCCTGCTAATTAAGTTTTTAAATTCTTGATTTATAGCCATAAAACATAAATTAACTATTTATATATGAAAATAGTTCATATATAGCGTTGATTATATGAATTAAGTTCATATCTTTGCATCATCAATCAATCACGAAAGCAAAGGTAAGCGATCGTGTTGAGTAAAGCAATAATACGAATACATTAAAATACACGATTATGGCACGATCTTATGAAACAGCATTAGCAGAACTCGAAAACAAAAGAGGCGAGTTAGAAGCGTTGAGCACGATTAGCGAAGAAGAAGTCTGCTATGTATATAATGTAGACAGCAAGTCAGAGATCGTGAAAATCCTCTCTGATGAAATAGAAACTCTCGAAAGAGAGGTTGAATATCTCACCCCACTGGATTGGTCTAACGATCCTGTTGCCGAAATATTTGGTGGCTACGAAGCAATGAACAACTATTTATACTAACACATAAACACACACGATTATGAATATATTAGTTACTGAGAATTACAATCGTAAAGATATTTTCGAGATTGTAGATGAATATCCTCATGGTTATATAGTTTGGCCAATCGGCAGACGAAATTTTCCGTTTACAGGCTACGTGCCTCTCGCAAAGCCAACCGACGAACCTTATCATATTGATATTAATACGCTAAAAGCAATCAAGGTTAATGATAATGTCGCTGATCACATTCTTAATGAAGCCTCATTTAGAGGGGTGGATAAAGCAAAGTTTCACCACATTGTATCAAGTTTTAACCGGTAGTCTTTGGACTACTTTAATATACACACGATTATGAAAACTTCAAATTTTAGACACAAAGTATTCTGTATGGCTTATGAGCTAATGAGAACAACCGGTAAAGCATTCGCCGTATGTCTTTCTCGCGCATGGGCTTTATACCGGTTGACAAAGCAAATGCACAGAGGTATTGTAACGTTCGCTTATGAAAAGGCAGATGGATCGCTTCGCCGTGCTAAGGGTACTCTCAAAGATGTTCAGAGCCTAATAAAAGGAACTGGATCAGAAAACTACAAGACGGTTCGCTATTTCGATATTGAGGCGAACGGATTCAGATCGTTCAAAGTAGAAAACTTCATAACGATTTACTAAAGCAAAGGGCATGAGCCGAAAGTGTTCGGCTGGTGAAGAAAGGCGTTTCTGACCGGGTTCGATTCCCGGATGCCCACAGTAAGTTCTTTGTCTTATTTCAACCTTAGCACTCGCAGAAATGGAGTTTAAGCGAAAGGATTACAAAGTATAATGTATAAACGTGGTGAGCTTTGAGCCATGACCCACAGGGATACATTATAGATAAAAGAATTGTCAAAGGGGCAAGTTCCTTGCGGTGTTATGTGTCAGACATTGGTTAACCGTTGCCTCTTTTCAAAATACAACCTGGTTCTGAAAGCGCGACGCTGCCTATCGGATGGGCTGCCGGGTACAAATAAAATAAATGATATGGAAGTTTTAGGTGTATTTATATTCGCAGGTGGTGCTTTTGGAGCACTTTTTTTTCATCAATATGCCGATGGTTACAAACCTTATCTTATTATAAGAAACTTTTTAATAGCTGTCGCTATATCAGGTCTTATAGTTTTTGCTATAGGCCTTTATAGGTACTCCAAAATGCCTATTTATGAATATAAAGTAAGTGCGCATTATATTGATGGTAGCACAAAGACGCTATTATTTGATAGTAAATATGATCCTAAAATAAACGCGGCTCGTGGGACATATTGGATTGAATACGGCGCATATACAGAACTTGGCGTTGTGAGGTTTGAAATAATAAGCAAGAAGAAAAGATAATTAAAATATCATAGCACATGAATTACAACATTGAACTAAAACATCAAGAAAAAGACAATCAATTGACAATATCCATACATGTTGAAGATTTGCCAATCAATTGTCTGAAAAATTTGGAGTACATAAAAGAAGATGCCGAGAAAGCGGTTACTTCTTACTTGGACCTTTTACGCGGAGAGAAAGTTAGTCATGAAAAGTCTCCAGATAATCAGTGAAGCATTTCAAAAGGAACAAGAAATTTTTAAAGACATCGTTTTCTTGCGGAAACGTTTTAATTATACACCCTTTGCATTTATTTGGCAGATCTACCAACTCTCTATTTAAAGGCAGATTTGGATCAAATGAATAAACCAAGTGGGTAAATTTTATAGCTTGTTCATATAACGGTTGTCCATCAAGAAACATCTTGCTTATTGATGGTTCAAAGGTGTTATACTCGTCAAGTAAATCTTCGACTTTAGAACGAATGTCTTTAGCCATGCTCAGGTACTTTTCTGATTTCATACTTCTTAATTTTTAAAGTTTGCACCACAAAGTTAAGAAAACCCTCTGAAGAGGCGCGAAGCTACTGATCGAATCAGCCGGAGGGCACAAATCAAATCAAACAGTCATGAAGGTAATTTTTTATTCAAGAGTGCAGCTAATTTTATTCATCTGCGCAGTACTGATGTCGGCTACCTGTTTTGTTGGCATGTTCTTTAATCCGTTTCACGTATTAACATTCGTGATGTCGGTTATTCTAATGATCGCCATTTATAAAGAAAAAAGTTGGTAACTATTAATAATAATGTATATGGAAACAAAAGGTATTGAAGAAATGACAAGAGAGGAACTGATTGAATTGGTGTCGTCTCTTAATAAAGACCTCGAAAGTACAAAAAAGGACCTCGAACTTTATAAAGATTGGAAAAATCGAGAAGAAGCTGCCAAAGTGTTAGCTGAAAAGAAAATGTTGGCTATTAAGGCTTTTCTTGAAGTTGTTTAATTCGTTTTGTGTTTAGGTTAGCAAAAGCAGCCGGGTGAAAACCCCGGCAAACGGGCGGGCATATGGAATGCTCTGCACACAGCCGGAAGTGTGTATGCCGGATCGTTACCGGTTCCGTCCACATTCAATTAAATATAATCAGTTTATGGAGAAAAAAGTAGAAATTATGCCTCGTATGAGAGACTTAAAGAAAGGGAAGAAAGTAGAATTTCCTATCGATAAAGTCTGCACAGTGCGCAACAATGTTTCATTGCTTAATGCACAAGGGTACAAAAATGGACATAAGTGGAGATCGGAAACTAATGTTCCGAAAGGGATAGTTACAGTATTTAGAGATTCCTGATTCAAACTTTAAATACACACGATTATGAAAGTATTTACCGAGTTAACGCCCGAATGTGACATTACAGCACAAATGTACGCAGCCGGGTATGAAAAAAAGGAGATTGCCGTATTGAAGCATCGTGCAGTAAGTACGATAAATAACCAGCTTCAGACAGCATTTTTAATTTTGGGTGTTCGGAATGGGAGGGAGTTGGCATTAAAGTTCGCCGAGAGGATATCAGGTATCCGGTTGACGCTGGACTTTTCGCCGGCCATGAGATCATTTGTTGCTTGTGTACTTTTGATTATTCTTTGTGTTGATAGTCATTTAGACATGAAACGGCAACAAATCCGAACCCGTTCTAATGCCAATGTAGAACTTATCGCCCGTGTTCGTGTAAGAATTAGAGGGCGTAATATGCCTTTATTATATGGAACTTGACGTTTGGCAATTACAGAAAATAATAAAAGCGGCCGCGAAAGAAGCTGTCAGCGAATATGCGATCTCCAAGGATCCGGTCATTGATGAGATTACGGAAACGCAAGCTATACGACTTGGATTTGGTAGAAGGTGGTTGGCTCATCAGTGCGCTACGGGAGCATTGACTTGGAAAAGGGCTGGTGTACATAGGAATAGTCCTAAAGTTTATTCGCTGAAGAAACTTAAAGAATTGAAGGATGGTATAGATCCTTTATTGAAGTCTCTAATATAATTACTAACTAAAAATATAACAATCATGAGTTTAATCAGAAAATCAACGGAATTGAATATTCCAACAAACGTAAAGATGATGATTTACGGTCAAGCAGGTATGGGTAAGAGCACAGTAGCTTTGAGTGCACCAAAGCCTCTGTTGTTGGATTTTGACAATGGTGTTAAGCGTATGAATATGGCTCATTTGGAGAATATTGACACTGTGCAGGTCACTTCTTGGAATGATGTTCAGCTGGTTTTGCAAGAAGATTTGTCTGTTTATCAGACTATTGTGGTTGATACCATTGGTAAGATGATGGATTTTATCATCACTTATAAATGTGGAACCAGGCAGCCATCTATTCGAGATTGGGGCGGTATCAATGCTGAATTTTCTTGGATGACAAGAACGCTATCAAGTCTGAAGAAACATATCATTTTTGTTGCCCATCGTGACACAAGAAAAGAGGGTGATGATACGGTGTTTATTCCTGCCTTACGTGAGAAGTCCTACAACTCCATCGTCACCGAACTTGATTTGTTAGGTTACTTGGAAATGAAGAGTGAGAGAGGAGTGCAGAGACGTACTATTACTTTCGATCCGACATCAAGGAATGACGGAAAGAATACTTGTAACTTGCCTTCAGTGATGGAAGTACCTACCATCCTTGACAAAAACGGCAATCCGACGACCAAGAATGATTTTATCTCTACTCGGATTATTGCTCCATATCTTACTATGTTGCAATCAAAAAAGGCTGAACAAGAAGCATATAACAAAGTGCTATCTGATATAACAGGTCGTTTAGAATTAGTTGCCGACGCAGCTTCAGCGAATGACTTTATCGCCCATATTGATGATTTCAACCATGTGGGAAGTTCAAAGATGAAAGCCTCAATGATGTTGGCAGCTAAGGCGAAAGAATTAGGACTGATTTTTAACAAAGAGACTAAAACTTATTCAGATGCAGCCTAAGTATAAGATATATGCAACATTATTGGATTCTTACTTCAATTACCTTAATAGCGATGTCATATATGAGCGTTATTATGGGTGGAGTGAGAATCCGCCTTGTACAGAAGAAGAGTTTCAGCAGAAGCAGTTCCAAGAACTGATAGACCGTATTAACCGTAAACCGTTTGACAGCGAAGCTGCCGACAAGGGTACGGCTTTTAATGAGGTCATTGACTGTATGATTGAGAACCGGAAATCTGAAACGGTGCAGGTAAAAAAGATATATTCTGATATAGGGAATGGCGAGCAAAAGGTTATAGCCTTGAAAGCCGTTTATAACAATCGTTCATTTGTCTTTCCTATATCCCTTTGTCGTGAGTTCGCAAATTACTACAAAGGGGCGTTGACGCAGCAACGTGTAGAGGCAATCCTTCCGACTGCATACGGCAATGTATTGGTTTACGGTCTGATTGACGAACTGATGCCTACCAGTGTTCACGACATCAAAACAACCGGTAGTTATACCGTGGGAAAGTTCAAAGATCACCACCAGCATTTAGTATATCCATACGCTTTAATGAAGAACGGTTCTGATGTACGGACATTTGAGTATAACATTGTAGAGTTCAACAAAGGCGGCTATGTGGTAGATACCTATACAGAAACATACGTTTTCAATCCTGAACGTGATATTCCTATTCTTACTAATCATTGTGAGGAGTTTATCCGGTTCTTGGAAGAAAACAGAGCACTTATAACCGATACTAAAATCTTTGGAAATGGATGATATACGACTTGAAAAATGAATACCAAATACCCAAGTTTAAGGAGTATGTAAATAAACTGTTCAAGGAGCGGGCCGTTGTGGAAGTAAAAAAGAAGCTTCCTAACCGCACGCTTGCCCAAAACAGCTACTTGCATCTTCTTTTAGGGTATTTCGGTAGTGAATACGGTTGCAGCCTCGATGAAGCAAAAATTGATTTTTATAAGAGGACTTGCAACCGTGATTTGTTTGAACGTAAGACGGTCAACAAGAAAGGCAATGAAGTAACCTATTTACGCAGTTCTGCCGAACTGACAACAGGTGAAATGACCCTGAGTATTGACCGTTTCCGTAATTGGAGTGCATCAGTGGCAGGTATCTATCTGCCGGCTGCAAATGAACATCAAATGCTGATATACGCCCAGCAGGAAATACAAAGAAATCAAGAATTTATTTAGTTATGATAGAAACAAGAAAAACAGAAATCCGGTATGTGACATCTGACCCAAAGAAGATGCTCAACATGTACCTTGCAAAACGTGTCCTCAAAACATGGGAGGAATCTTTCATTGATGAAGATACCGGTGAAACAGTAACGATTGAACGGAATGAAATTCTTTTCGACCGTGGTACGCTGATAGACCAAGACATTTTGGCGAAAATTCGTTTCAGCATGGAAGCTGACGGTATCAGGGAAGTGGAAGTCAGCAATCAGAACCGTTTGGCGTTCGAGAATGAAAATAATGTGTTATATCCGCATATTGCCCAAGCGGAAATAGGAGGTAAGAAAAGCAAGTTCCTGCTTTACGCAACAGGGTTGGAGAATGCTTGCCTTATCTTGAAAGACTATATCGAACTAAACTATTTGTTCGGATTCACTCTGACTATGGTAAAAGAGTTCGATTCCTGTGTAATTCTCACCGATACTTTGAAAGAACGCAAGGTGGACGACGCTTCGATAGCCTACCTCAAAGAAGAGATTACTACAGAAGAATATCTTGATAAGATGGATGAAGAGAATCAGGAAGATGAAGAATCCAAGCCTGACGAAAGGAAGTTCTACCAAATTGAGACGAAAATTACCTTCATGAATGGAGAAAATGAAGATGAAAGAGTTCAAACTTTTGTCGTGAACACTTTTAACGTTGATAGGGCGATGATGCTTATTACTCACTACCTCAAAAATAAAGAGGAAGAATGTGAGAAACAAGCCAAAGAAAAGGGACATGAGTTCAGAAAGAGGGAAATCCATACAGCTATAGAATCGGCAAAACCTATTCCGGTAGGACGATTCATCCCGAAAGAATTTTCAATAGCCTATATAGAATAATAGCATATTGTTTTTTCATGGTATTAGTTTTAGAGTAGAAACAGCCCTGTTCCGTCCGTGAGGATATGTCGGGGCAAATGGGAAGAAAGGTAAGTAGCCATGATATGTATATGTGTTTCTAGGGTTCGATTCCCCGGCTTCCCACCAAATCAACAAATAATAAAAATTAAAACATTATGGATAGCATGGATTATATGGAATACTGGTATCACTCAATGGATTTTGGTAATGATATACCTGTAGATAGTGATGATTTTGACAACTATAACTTTGATTGATTATGAATATAGTAAAAAGTAAGAGTTTTAAGAATGGAACAGTGTATTGTTTACGTCTTGAAGACGGTATGCTTGTAGAGACGACTGATACGTTTCTTCCGTACTACACGAAAGATGCGATAGGAAGGAAACAAAACTTCCTTGACAATGATAACTTGGGAAGTCGTTCCGAACGCTGGATGATTGGCGTTTCGACAATGAGCGGATGTCCTGTAAGATGCAAGTTTTGTGCTACAGGTAATATGAAACGCTATCGCAACCTTACGGCTGATGAGATTGTCGGTCAGGTGGAATTTGCCATTGAGCAGGCTGGATTCGACCCTTGCGATGCCAATGAGTTCAAGATAAACTATACCCGTATGGGAGAACCATTCTTGAACATTGAAGCCGTAAAGGAAGCTATCGGGCGTATTTCTGAAATATATCCGAACACTCACCATTATGTTTCAACGATTGGAATCAAGGGGAGCGATTTTTCTTTCGTTAAAGGCAATGTGACGCTTCAAATCAGTCTGCATAGCTTTGATGAAGAGAAACGAAACTGGCTTATTCCTTATCCAAAGAAGATGAGTATAGAAGAACTTGGTCGGATTCGAACCGAAAGTAACCTGAAAACTACTATCAATCTTACGTTGGTGAATGAATCAGATTTTGATACGGAAAAACTGGAGAAATATTTTGATAAAGAGTACTTCTTTGTTAAGCTATCCCCAATAAATCCAAACAACATATCGGAGAAAAACAATCTCGGTAACGGAATTATCGAGGGAGTGAATTTAGTATGAACATTTTAATTTTCAGAGTTATGGAAAAGATTAAAGAACAACTTGAACAAATGGGTTACGATTACGCAGTAGCAATCGCAACAAAGTCAGAAATTGAAAACGGGGCCGCTTGTGGCCAGTTATCTATCATCGTTGAGACAGAGTGATAATAAATTTGATTCAATAGATTCATTTAATTCGGCAAGCTCGGTCTGTGAAGATATGGCTTGCTTACATGGCGGTGTGTTGCATAATGTGGAAATGGCAGCCACACCCGTAAGGGTTGCACTTTAGATGCCGGTTTGAGTCCGGTCGCTGCAACAAATAAATTATTCTAAATATGCCGTACTACATAAAAAGAAAAAAGGCAAAGAAGAAAGACAAGCCTTTGCCACTGTTTGACAAAGCTGGTATAACAGTAAAGAAGAAGCCGGATTTGAAGGCAAAACTTGATAAAGAGTTTTCCCTTTTCATCCGGCTTCGTGATTGTATGCCTAATGGGGTTTTTCGATGTATCAGTTGCGGGCAAATAAAGCCCTTTGAACAAGCTGATTGTGGCCACTATTTCAGTCGTACACATTTGGCGACCCGTTTTGATGAAAACAATTGTCATGCCGAATGCCGACACTGCAATAGATTCAAAGCCGACCATTTAGAAGGGTATCGGGTGAATCTGATTGATAAAATCGGACAACAGAAATTTGCTTTACTAAAAGTGAAAGCTGCTGGTACTACTAAAATGACTGATTTTGAGTACGAACAATTAATCAAGTATTACAAAGCACTTAATAAGAAGTTACGAAAGGAGAAAGGGCTATGAGTTATGTATTACGAGATTACCAACAGAAAGCCTCTGATGCTGCCGTTTCTTTCTTCAATAACAAGGCGAAGAAAACAAATACTATCATGGTATTGCCTACAGGAAGCGGAAAGAGCCTTATCATAGCTGACATCGCTTCAAGACTTGACGGTCATACATTGGTATTCCAGCCGAGCAAGGAAATTCTTGAACAGAACTTCAAGAAACTTTGTTCTTACGGGATTCTCGATTGTAGCATTTATTCCGCCTCCTTCAATTCAAAAGAGATAAGCCGGATAACATTCGCAACCATCGGTAGCGTGAAAAGCCATCCGGAACTTTTTGCCCACTTCAAGAATATCATCGTGGACGAGTGTCACCTTGTGAATCCGATAGAGGGAATGTACAAGGATTTCTTCGATGCTGTGAAGTGCAAGGTTCTTGGATTAACGGCAACGCCATATCGTTTGAGTTCCAGCCGTGACTTCGGCTCTATGCTAAAATTCATAACCCGGACAAAGCCCCATGTGTTTTCAGAGGTCATTTATCATGTACAGGTATCGACCTTGCTTGATATGGGCTATCTCTCAAAGGTGAACTACTATCCGATGAATCCTACCGGATGGAACGAACTCAATTTGAAGATAAACACTACCGGAGCCGACTATACCGATAAGTCAGTCCAAAAGGAATATGAACGGATAGACTTTTATAGTTACATCGTTCATATCGTCCAAAGGCTGATGAATCCGAAAGCAGGAGGCAAGAGGAAGGGTATTTTGGTATTTACCCGGTTTTTGAAAGAAGCGGAACGATTGACGATGTCCATACCCGGATGTGTCATTGTTTCCGGTGATACTCCAAAGAAGGAACGTGAAAGAATACTCGAAATGTTCAAGGTCGGGGAAATACCTGTAGTAGCCAATGTTGGTGTACTTACTACCGGCTTTGATTACCCAGAACTTGACACAGTTGTTATGGCCAGACCTACCATGTCACTTGCGATGTATTACCAGATTGTAGGTCGTTGCATCCGTCCTCATAAAGATAAGGAAGCCGCATGGTTTGTGGATTTATGCGGTAACATCAACCGTTTCGGTGAAGTTTCCGATTTGCATTTGAAAGACACGGGTAACGGAAAGTGGGCTGTGTTTTCAAGAGGAAGACAATTGACAAACGTAAGATTCTAAAGATATGGTAAAGAAGAACGAACGACAGGCCATCCGTCCGGATACCTGCTCAAAATGTAAGAGAGGGAAGCCGGTCAAGGTATCAATGGGGAATCCCAAAGTGGTTCTATGTAGTTTTTTCAACAGGCGTTTCGTTGCCGACAGCAAACGAAACTGTGATTATGCGATTTGATTATGAAAGAGCTAACGAGTTATTTCCCCCACGACAGCAACGCCAGGAACTCAGACAAGCTGATACGCTTACGAATGAGGCATAAGGCATCCGGATATGGAGTGTTCTTCATGATTTTAGAACGTCTTAGAGAGGAGCCAGAATACATGAGTGTCAAAGATTATAACATGATAGCTTTTGACCTTCGTGAAGATGCTTCCTTAATTAAATCCGTGATTGAAGATTTTGGGTTATTTGTCTTTACCGAGGATGGTAAGTACTTCTACTCCGAAAGCTTCAAGAAAAGAATGGGATACAAAGACGATAAATCGAAGAAACGATCCGAGGCTGGAAAGAAAGGTGTCGCTAAGAGATGGGGGAAAAAAGAGTCAGAAATAGCAAATGCTACGGAATTTATAGCAAATGCTACGGAAAACGATAGCAATGCTATAGCAAAAGTCGAAAAAACAATAGCAAGTAAAGGAAAGAAAAGAAAAGAAAATAATATAGGAGATTCTAACGAATCTCTTGTATGTGGGACTTCGCAGCCCCACGCCGAACATATCGACTACTCCGAACTTGTCAAATTCTTCAATGAGGAAACAAAAGGTGTATTTGGTACGGTCAGGACTCCGCTTTCTGATAGCCGTAAAGGGATGATTAACGCACGTATAAAATCTTACGGCAAAAAGACGTTTGCCGGCATGATTCGTAAGGCATACCAAAGCGATTTCCTGAAAGGGCAGAACAAAAAAGGCTGGACAGCATCTTTCGATTGGCTTATCAAACCAACGAATTTCGAGAAAGTAATATCAGGCAATTATGACAACAAAAATAGGGCAAATACTCAACAATGCAACCGTGATCCAAACGAGTTCCTTCGAAATATCGCAGAGGGAATCGCCCGAGCCGATTTCGAGGAATCCAAACGGTGAGTGCAGCGTAAGTCTCTATACCGGGGATTTAGCTGAGCCACGAGAAATAGCCGTATCTATCAGCAGATTGATGACCGCATTCCCGAAAATGGGAGATCCGTTCTTCAATTTGTTAGCGGAAAGGGTAAGGGCGAATAAGTTCACCACAAAACGGCTTAATGACGCTATCAACCATCTTATTGACAATTTCAACTACAAGGAGCTTAACATAGCGGATATCATCAAGTTTGACAAGAGAGCCAAGCTATACTCTTACAACGACGTATGCAAGATGGTGTCCAAGGGAGAGGCGACGTTCTCTGACTTTGCCGTTAAAGAGATCAATGGGACACATTACAGGGTAAAGAAAACTGATATAGAGTAACATGGAAATAACAGAGAGATTGAGAAACACTCCTACCGGTTTGATCGTGTTTGTAGGAGACATGAAAATTATCGTGGAAAAGTACAGGCCGTACTACAACGGGCAGAACAAGATCCCGTGCAGGGGATGCGTTTTCCGGGACGAGGGAGCGAGATTTTGCGAGTACAGCAAGGCTTGCATGGCCCATCTGAGGCCGGATCATGAGTCGGTGGTGTTCGCTAAAACAAGTAATGTTTAATCATTCATCATAGTTGAAAACTGCATTCAGGTATGATGAGAGTAATAAAAATAATTACAGCAATGGAAAAAGAAACTATAAAGAACAAAGTATTTGAGATCATAAAGAGTAGACTTTTTTACAAAGATACGCCACTTACGATGGAATCCAAGCTGGAGGATGATCTATGGATGGACAGTCTTGACGAGGTAGAGATATTGATGGAGCTGGAGAAAGAGTTTGGCATATTGATCCCTAATGATGATCCCGGACGATGCCTTACCGTAAAGGACGTTGTTGATTATATGATCCGGAGGATGGAAGAATGAGACAATACAACGATTGGGAAGAGATCGACAAGGACACGAACGGCCTTGTCACCTCGCTAACATACATGATACTTTTCGTGAACGACCAAGTGTATAACTACACCGTATCGCTCATGGAGGCCATGAGGAATAGCGAGCACTACAGGCATAACGCCAAACGGACGGCCAACGCTATCGAAAAAGAGATAGACGCTTATAACACCAACATCTTCCGGATAGCCAAGGCCAACAAGGAGGCGTTTGCCGAGATTACGCAAAGCATGGAGGAGGATGTGCAACCTCATATAGACCGGTACTACTATACGATCAGCCAGATATTGCTGGATCACGGGGTATCGGGCTCATCTAACCGGATCGCATCCCTGTCATCCACGATAAACATGCTGGCGCAGATGTCTAGGATCACGATAAGCGATTTCGGCGACAGGATGCGGAGAATCGTCCCGTTGGTGTACAATCCCCTGTCCTTTCTGGCATTGGACAAGGTAGAGTACCTGAGCGACCGGTTATCAAGCGAGGTCACGGGGAAGGACGTGAGAATAAACTTAAATGAACAGCCCGGGATAGTGAAGGCGTTCACGGCGATAACGAATGCGATACTTGATCCGAGGGTGTTCAATAAGGCTTTTGAGAAAGCCGGGTAATTATTAACGATAAATAGAATAAAATAAATGAAAACGTATATAGAATTTCTGAAAGAAAAAATGGCTATCAGCCAGCAGACAGGATTTAATATTGATCTTGAAGAGATTTCTCCGACATTATACCCTCATGTAAAAGATACCGTTCGTTGGGCGGTTGCCGGTGGATGCCGCGCCATATTTTCTAGCTTCGGTATGCAAAAGACAGTTACCCAGCTGGAAATTCTTCGGGTAATCTTGAGTCATAAAGGAGGCAAGGGATTGATCGTTTGCCCTAAGCGTGTGGTAGTCGAGTTCCTAACACAAGCGGAACAACACTTGCACATGAAAGTAACCTATGTCCGAACTATGGCAGATGTGATGATATGTCCTACCGACATCATGGTAACAAACTACGAACGTGTGCGTGATGGTGAGGATGGAGTGAGAATAGATCCGTCCTATTTTACTGCAACATCATTGGATGAAGCCAGCGTGTTGCGCGGATTCGGCACCAAGACCTATCAGGAGTTTCTACCGTTGTTCTCGGGTGTCCCTTACAGGTTTGTTGCTACGGCTACACCTTCGCCAAACAGATACAAGGAACTTATACATTATGCTGGTTATCTTGGTGTGATGGACACCGGACAGGCTCTTACTCGATTCTTTCAGCGAGACAGCACGAAGGCGAATAACTTGACACTTTATCCGCATAAGGAAAAAGAGTTTTGGTTGTGGGTATCTACATGGGCGTTGTTCCTAACCAAGCCTTCCGACCTCGGTTATCCGGATACTGGCTATGAGTTGCCTGAACTCCGCGTACATGAAGAGATTGTGAATGTGGACAATTCTACGGCTGGAGCTGATCGTGACGGACAGGTGAAAATGTTTCGTGAGGCTGCTCTCAGACTTGCTGACGCGGCAAAAGAACGCCGAGATAACATGCAGGAAAAGATTGCCCGTGTGGTAGAGATAATCAATCGTCCGGAAAACAAGGACGACCATTTCCTTTTATGGCATGACTTGGAAGCTGAACGGCTGGAACTATGCAAAGCGATTCCAGGTTGTAAGGCTGTCTATGGTTCACAAGACGATGAAGAAGCCGACAAGGTAATATCCGACTTCAAAGATGGCCGGCTGAAATACCTTGCAGCTAAACCGGAGATGCTTGGTGAAGGTCTGAACTTCCAGTATCATTGTCATAAAGCAATCATGTTCATTGACTACCGCTTCAACGATAAGTTCCAAGCGATAGCCCGTATATACCGCTTTATGCAGCAGCATCCCGTTGATCTCTATCTGGTCTATGCCGAAAGCGAGGGTGAAATATTTAAGAGCTTCATGCAGAAATGGGCACAACACCGGGAAATGGTCGCAAATATGACTGAAATTGTCCGGCATAACGGTTTGTTCGGTTTGCAGGCCGAGGAAAAGATGATGCGCTGGATGTTCGCCAGTCGGGAAGAAAAATCCGGCAAGTTGTGGAAAGCAATCAATAACGATAATGTATTGGAATGTCAGAAGATGGAAAGTAACTCTGTAGATCTGATCGTAACCAGTATCCCGTTCTCAAATCATTACGAATACACGCCTACATACAATGACTTTGGGCACAATGAAGATAACGATAAGTTCTTTGAACAGATGGATTATCTTACACCAGAGTTAATGCGCATTTTGAAACCGGGTCGGTTGGCCTGCATCCATGTGAAAGATCGTGTTTTGTTCGGCAACGCCACGGGGGACGGTATGCCAACTATTGACCCGTTCAGCGAAATGACTGTATTTCATTACATGAAGCATGGCTTCCGATATATGGGACGCATTACGGTCGATACTGACGTGGTGAGGGAAAACAATCAGACCTACCGTTTGGGCTATACCGAGATGTGCAAGGATGGTTCCAAGATGGGAATCGGATGCCCTGAATATGTATTGCTTTTTCGCAAGTTGCCTACCGATACCTCCCGCGCTTATGCCGACCAGCCTGTTAAGAAGGACAAGAGCGAATACTCGCTGGCCCGTTGGCAGATCGATGCCCATGCAAGTTGGAAATCCTCCGGCAATTCATTGTTGTCATACGAAGATATGAAAGGCGCCGGAATAGATAAGATTCGGCATTTGTTCCGCAACTACGAACGTGAGCATATCTATAACTATGAGGAACATGTGTCGTTCGCAGAAGAGTTAGAGGCATACGGGAAATTACCCAAAACATTTATGGCCGTTGATCCTGTAAGTAAAAAAGATTGGATATGGGATGATGTCGTCCGGATGCGTACGCTCAATACGAGGCAGTCACAAAAGAAGAGACAGAATCATATTTGCCCTCTTCAGTTAGATATCGTTGAAAGGCTGATTGAACGGTACTCGAACAAAGGAGAATTGGTATTTGACCCGTTCGGAGGTATCGGTACTGTCCCTTATTGTGCTATCAAGTTGGGTCGTAGGGGACTTTCAACAGAACTCAATTATGATTATTGGAAAGACGGGCTTTCTTATCTGCGGGAAGCGGAGAACGAAGTAAGTGCTCCTACATTGTTTGATTTAATGGCTATATGATTATGAAACAATACAATAATTGGGAAGAAATAGACAAAGACACAGACGGACTTGTTACTTCATTGACTTACATTGTCCTCTTCGTAAATGATCAAGTTTATAATTACGCACTTAATATTTACGATAGTTGCCGTAATACTCCATACTACAGGCGTGGAGTAAAGAAGAACATAAACGAATTGAAAAGATTCATGGAATCGTACAATACAAACATTTGCAGGATTGCGAATGTCAATGTTGAAACGCTTGCGGTTATAACGCAAAGCATGGAAGACGATATTAAACCTCATATCGACAAATACGGGTTTGCCATAAGTCAGACGCTTTTAAATAATGGATGTTCAGGAGAACTGAACCATCTAATATCAATCGCTTCTACTATTGATATGTTATGCCAAACATCCAAGATTACAATACGTGATTTTTACATATCAATGCGAAAATTGGTCCCAATAGCTGTGAATCCTTTGGCTTGGCTGTCTATTGACAAAGCCATGTTTTACGCAAGAATGATAACGGATAATCTAACCCCAAAGGATGTAAGCATTAATTTGAACGATATACCTGCTATATCTACGGCATTTCAAGCTATTGCCAATAAAATGTTAAGTCCGGATGTGTTTGAAAAGGCGTTTAATGAATGCCTAACAAGATAGTGAAATGAAAAAGTTATTATACATAGACCTTTTTTGCGGTGCCGGTGGAACTTCTACCGGCGTGAACACAGCGCGTCTTCATGGCGAACAGTGCGCAGAAGTCATTGCGTGTGTCAATCACGATGCGAATGCCATTGCGTCACACGCTGCAAATCATCCGGACGCGCTTCACTTCACAGAAGACATCAGAACGCTTGAACTGTCACCACTTGTGCATCATCTTCAGAAGTGTCGCACGAAGAACCCTGACGCACTTGTTGTGCTATGGGCATCGCTTGAATGTACGAACTTCAGCCGTGCAAAAGGCGGTCAGCCACGTGACGCAGACAGCCGGACACTTGCAGAACATCTTTTCAGATACATCGAAGCAATAGACCCCGATTATATTCAAATCGAGAATGTCGAAGAATTTATGTCGTGGGGTGAACTTGATGAAAACGGAAAGCCGGTGTCAAAAGACCGTGGCAAGTCATATATCAAGTGGGTGAACAACGTGAAGAAATACGGCTACAACTTCACGCATCGCATACTGAACGCAGCAGACTTCGGCGCATACACATCGCGCAAACGCTTCTTCGGCATCTTTGCGAAGAATGGTCTGCCGGTTGTGTTCCCGAAACAGACACATTGCAAGACAGGTGCAGCAAGTTTGTTCGGCACAATGCCGAAGTGGAAGCCAGTGCGTGAAGTTCTTGACTTTGAAGATGAAGGCAAATCAATCTTCAACCGAAAGAAACCGCTTGCAGAAAAAACGCTTGAACGCATATATGCCGGACTGATTAAGTTTGTCGCAGGTGGCAAAGATGCCTTTATGGTGAAATACAATTCGATGAACCAACGCGGAAAGTATGTGCCGCCGTCACTTGATGAACCCTGCCCCACTATCGCGACACAACAGCGTCTTGCACTTGCATCAGTGTCTTTTCTGTCAAAGCAATTCAGCGGTCAGCCTGACAGCAAGAACGTGTCTGTCGAAGAACCGGCAGGAACAATAACGACTATTGACCACCACGCATTTGTGAAAGCGCAATTTATTGTAAACTATCGCTTCAATAATACAGGTCATTCTATTGAAGACCCAGCACAAACGATATGCACGGTAGGTCAAATTGGTGTTGCATCTTGCAGTTTCATCGCAAATGAGTATTCGGGTGGTGGTCAGCTTTCAAGCATCGAACAGCCCAACCCGGCTGTGCTGACGAACCCGAAGCAGAAACTTGTCACCGTGAAGCAGCACTACTTGATGAACCCACAATTTGCGTCAAATGGCGGTTCTGTCGATAAACCGTGTTTCACGCTCATCGCAAGAATGGATAAAATGCCGCCATATCTTGTCACGACTGAAACCGGCGAAGTCGCTATTGAAGTCTATGAAACAGACAGTCCTATGACTGTCAAAATCAAAGAATTTATGGCACTTTACAACATCATAGACATCACTATGCGTATGCTGAAGATTGATGAACTGAAGCTGATAATGGGTTTCCCGAAAGACTACGAACTTATTGGCACACAGGCAGACCAAAAGAAATTCATCGGCAACGCAGTTGAAGTGACTATTGCCAGGAAGTGGTGCGAAGCACTATGTGAAGAAATATACAATCGTAAAATCAAACAATTAGCATAATTATGAACCGGAAAATCAAATTCAGAGGGCGTATAACTAAATCAACCGAATGGGTTTATGGGTCTCTTATTGTTTATCCTGATGGGGAGTACAACATACTTTCTCAACGAAAAGAAAATTCATCTAAGATGGATGATTGGTGCGTTGATAAACAAACCGTTGGCCAGTTCACGGGCTTGTATGACAAAAATGGACAAGAAGTATATGAGGGGGATATTGTTAAAAGAAAAATTATAAAAAGTGATTTCTATCCTGAACAATATATGCCTCACATAAAGGAACAACATGAGACAAAAAGATGGGTTGAATCTCAAACGGGAGTTATAAAAATGTGTCCAGAAATACGCTTTGGGGAGGAGTTTATAACTCGGATGCCTAAGCAAAAAGATATAGATAATGGTATTATTGATAATTTTGATTATGAAGTCGTTGGTAACATATACGACAACCCAGAACTACTGAAAGGAGGCACGAAATGATTAAGGCTTTAATATGGGCGATAATATCGCTTTTGATGCTATTTGTCATGACATCTGGAATATCTATTCAGCTCAAACCATTTCGTATAGACATTACTTATCCATATTTCGGATTAGGAATTGTATTGACCGCCATAGGGCTTACCCTGTGTATCGGATCAGCGTACTACTATGGAATCTCAAATAACCAATACAAAGATGGCTATAAGAAAGGATTTCATGCCGGCGTTGAATATGTTATAGAATTTGCAAAACAAAAAAAGAATGAAGAATGAGCATAAATAAAGTAATCCTTCTCGGTCATGCCGGCAAGGACCCTGATGTGAAAGATGTTGCCGGGACAAAGGTCGCCAATCTATCGCTTGCTACAACGGAGAAAGGCTATACCCTTCAAAACGGGATCCAGGTTCCAGACCGCACGGAATGGCATAGTCTTATCTTTTGGAAAGGTCTGGCCGAGGTCGTAGAAAAGTATGTCAGGAAGGGTTCTCAAATCTATATCGAGGGCAAGATCAAGACCCGGCAGTATGAGGATAGAACGGGATCAAAGCGGTATGTGACAGAAATATTTGTTGATAAGCTGGAGTTATTGGGAAGTAGACTTGCCCAGCAAGAAGCCAGTCCACAATCGAAACTCTATCAACCTGAACAATCAAGAGAAGATCTTCCATTCTAAAAAATACAAGAGGCAACGCCCCGAACCACCAGTAACGTTACCTCCCCACACGATTATTTAGTACAAATATACTATTTACTTCTAAATAATTGTGCCATGTTTTCAGAAATTGCGGAAATAAAATCAATTAGAGAGCAGAAATCAAAGTTATCGGAAAGGGAAAAAGAGCTGACAGAACCTATATTGACGGACCTTGATATGATAGGAATGTTATATCGGTGGTTCCAAGAGATTATTTCTCAAAAGGAGATATTTAGGTCAGGGAATGTTACCCAACGAAAGAAATTCATTTTTATCATCTTGTTTTTGTATTCTCCGAGTACCCTTGCCGGAGGAAAGATGAAAAATGGCCTTCGAGATAAGCTGGCGGAGGTTTTAGGTGTAAATGCCCAGACAACCATATCCAATAACCGTAATAACTTGGTTTTCTCTTACCAGCTGTACAAGTATTTCCGGCAAGATGTGGATTGGATATATGGGGAGATGATGGAAAGGATAAAGCCGGAGAAGTAGGTCGGCTTCGTTAATTGTTAAAAGCAACAAATATGTTACTATTTTCTTTGTGGTTACTTTTGTGGTTGTAACAAAAACGTTATATTTGTGGCGTCAATTAAAAAGTTCTTTGATTTTATGAAGTATTCAGAGTTTTACAAATTGATTGAATCAGCAGGCTGGACAATCAAAAAGGGGACGAACCATTACAAATATGTTCATCCCGACTTTGACTACTTTATCCCTGTCGGTAGGCATCCGGCAAAAGAGATTCCAAACGGTACTCTTGATAGTATGATGAAAAAGGCGGGGTTAAAGAAGTAAAAGGACTGCACCCACTTCGGTGGGTGCTTTAATTGACGAAATTAAAAATGGCACGATTATGAAGAAGATTAAGGCGATTATCGAAAAGGCGAATGATGGAGGTATTTCTATTTATTCGGAAGACGTGAACGGCGCGTATGGTTTCGGTCTTACGGAGCAGGAAGCCAAAGATGATTTCCTGTCTGTACTGGAAGAACAGGCTGAATATTACAAAGAGAAACATGGTGAGTTTCCTGTGTGGTATAAGTCTGGCTATTCTGTTTCGTATATTTATGATTTGAGTGGATTCTTCGAGGCATTCCCTTTCATAAATGCCAGTAAGTTTGCAAAGGAAATTGGATTGAACGAGTCCGTTATGCGAAAATACAAAGGAAAGATCGTTACAGCTTCCGAAAAGCAAAAGGCTATAATCCAAGAGGGGTATAATAATATCCTCAAAAGAATGGAAGCTGTCAGATTCTGATATTCCAGCCGTGAGGCTCTGATATAAAATCGAGAACTAATTGACAAAAGTAGGCGCATCGTTTTGGGTGCGCCTTATTTATTGTTTGTTTAAGGTGTTGCTTTCGGATAAATATATACAAGTAAAATAAGGGTTAGTCATAGAGAATGAGGGAATAGTTAATCAGAACTACCTGTTTTAATTTTAATTAAATGTAATTTGATTTCCAGTCTGTTTGTTGATTTGCATTTTTATTTCATGGAATATGTTGGCGCAATTTGTGAGACTTTCATTTTTTGACAGTACTTGATCTGCAAAAAGAATGTTGTATTCACAAATACTATCGTATAGAGCTTTCGAGTGCTTCAAAAGGGGCAAAAAATCTCTGATGGATTTTATATTTAAATATTCTTTTTTTATATATAAATGAAGAAGGGGATCTATAGATTTTTTTATTATAAAATCAATATTGGTTTTGTTTTCCTTGATTTTTTCGTTATAGGAGTTTATAA